GACCGGTGGCCGGCGTGTCTGAAAGAGTTCATTTCTGTTCTCCGTTTTTCGCTGGTTTCGTTTGGTCGCGGACGTCAGGGCCTTTCGTAAACCGGCGGGCGCGGGCGGCTCGTCAGAACCGCCCGGACCCATCGCCCGCCGAAGTCGCCTGCTACATCGATTACGCGCCGGCGTTGTAGTACAGGCCGCGGTGGTCGACGGCCTTGGCCGCCACGGTGTGCCGCACCGCGAACTTCTTGTCGCCGGTGCCGAAGACCGTCTCTTCGCTGAGCACGGGCACCTCTTCGCCTTCGAGGAAGACAACCACGACGGTGTCGACCTGGCTGGGGTTGGCCGCCATGTACCAGCCCGTGGCCGAGGTCCCGTCCAGGCGACCCTCGGCGATCTTCTGCAGGACCGAGCCGAACCAGCGGTTGTTCACGCCCGCGGCCGTCGCCGTGGGATCGGTCACCGACCGCAGCAGTTGCGAGGTCGTTCCGTCCAGGGCGGCGGGCACCATGATCGTCTCGGGCCGCAGATTCAGGATCGGCCCGTCCACGCCCTCCGGCGCGAACGCCGTCTGAAGCAGGAACGACGCATTGGCGGCGTCCAGGGCCGCGACGGAAGGCGCCGCGGCAACGGCGGCGAGGTTCGCGTGGGCGACCGAGAACAGGGCGTTGCCATCGGCCATGTTCGGGTTGGCCGTCAGGATGGCCCAGACCGTATCGTCTTCGAGCCGCGCCGCCGAGTTGCCCTGGAGCATCGGGATGCGACCGAAGGCCGACATGTCGTCGTTGACCATCGCCTCCATCGTGAGCTTGAGGGCGGTCCCGTACTTGGCCAGGGCCACCGTTTCCTGCTCGTCTCTCAGCGTCCCGAACGTCAGCTCCATCCCTTCGGGGATGATCACCATGTCGGGCGACGTCGAGAGCTTGATGAACTTCAGGCTCTTGAAGTCCGGCGCGGTCTCGCGGCTGGTCCAGACGGGCCACGTCCGGGGGGCCTCGGCGTAGGCCGCCAGGAGCGACTTGCCCATGACGTCCGCGAGGATGAAGTCGAAGTCGCTGGTGGACTGGGCGAACGCGATCGACGGGCCGAGCAGCTTCATCCGCTGGGTCGTCGACAGCATCAGCTCCGCGATCCGCGTCTGACTCATGGCGTCGATGCCGGGGGCGCCCATCGCCCGGAAATACGCGCGGCCGATTTCCAGGAGCCGCATGCCCCGGAACTGCTCCGCCCGCTCGTGGGGTTCGATCGTGGCCAATGCGGACTCGCCGGGGTTGCGGCCCTTGTTGCCGCGACGGCCCCACATCCGGATGTCCGCGACCGTCTTCTTGCGGTCGAAGACGGGCACGCCGGCACGCAGGCAGAGGGCATCGGCAATCCCGACGCCGAGACTGTCGACATTCAGATCCGAGCCGGTTGTGATGACCGGCTTGTGGCCCGCGGTGTACTTCTCGACGGCCGCCAGCCGGACGGCCTCGAAAGACGTCGAGGCATCGATCTGGCCCATGGTCCATTCCTCATCGAAGCCGTACTGCGAGGCGAGGCCCTGGATGTCAGCGATCCGCTTCCGCTCCAGCTTCCGCTCGGCCGCGGCGTCGACCGGCGGAGGGTCGGCGGGGGGATCGGCCGGAGGCGCCGGTTCCGGCGCGGGTTCGACCGGCGGAGCGGGCAGGGCGGGGGGCGCCATCAGCCTGATCGCGTCCGCCCGCTTTTCCGTGGGCAACGCGAACATGAAGGTCAGGGCCTCTTCGTCGGTCGCGTCGGCCTTGAGCCCGCATTTCTCGGTGAGGTACGTCTTCAGTTCGGGGTTCATCAGACTGTCTCCTGTTTCGTCCGGCTCCGTGCCGGCGCCGTTGTCTGGATCATCCGCGGAAGGCCCGCGGCCGAATAGTCCGTCAGGGTTCGCCGCGGGGTCGTCGACCACGTCAACGGCGAGAACATTTCCAATGCGGGCAAGGGGCGTCAGGCTGTTGCCCTTGTCGTCGGTTCGCTCTTCGGCTGGTAGGGGCTCGAAGACAATCGAGAGGCCGATGGAGTCGGCATCCTCTTCGGCGAGGCCGAGAACGTAGGTCCACAGATCGCCCTTCGGTGTCGCCTTCGCGTACTGGCCGAGCCGGAGGTCTCCACGCACCTTGCCGCCGGAGAGGTCCAGAGTCTCGACGCTCGCGCGGCCGAGTCGAGCAACGATCCCGTCTTCCAGGAACGGATGCGACAGGCGGCTCTTCACGCCCCTGGGCTTGGGCTTCAGCGAGTCGAAGACCTGCTGCAACGTCGTGTCGTCGATTTCGAGGTTGTGGCCCAACGCCGGGCCGCGGCTGATGAATGAGACGTCGTGCAGAATCCCCCGCTTGAGGAAGTCCGCGTCGAGCTGCTGATCCACGGCGACGGCCATCGGAATGAAGAACGACATTGGCTTGACGGCAGTCACGCCCTTGTCGAGTGTGACCTGCCTGCGGCGTCTGCGTTTGTTTGCCATCGCGGTTTCTCCGTGTCAGTCGCGGTTGGCGATGCCTGCCATCCACCGGGCGATGCCGTCGCCGTTGCCGCCCGATCGTCCGCGGGACTGCTCAGTGCGGCGGCCTTCAGGTTCGTCGGCGTTGTCGGGATCGTCAGACTCTTCCGGATTCGCGGCGTCGACCTTTGCAATCTCGCCCATGAGCCAGCCGATGTTGATCCCAAGATGCTTGGCCCACGCCTTCTCATCGGCGATCTCCTGGAAGACTTCCCGCCAGTCCGCCCCCAGCTCATTCAGCTTGCCGCGGGCGGTGGCGAGGCCCAGCTCGAATTGGATCTTCGCGGCCAACGCATCTTTCGCCGGGTCGATTCCGATCCGGGGCGGGGGCTTCCACTCGGTCAGCACGCTCGCGGCACGCACCAACGGATCGGTGAAGTAGTTCGGGAGCGGCTTCAGCAGCCCTTGCAGAATCACCGTGCGGACGAACTCTTCCATCGTCGGCTGAAGCACCTGCTCGATCATCACAATCTGCAACGTCTCAATCTCGCAGTAGCGTTCCAGCCGGGCTTCGCGTTGCGAGCTGTAGGTTGCCTTGCGGTATTCGCGGGCGACCACGGCGAAATCCATCATCGCCCCGGCGGCGGCTTGGCCGACCTGTGAAGTGATGAACGGATCGTAATTGTTGCCGGGGGTCGACGGGTTCAGAAACTTGATGTCCTCGCCGCTGTTCGCCTGAATCCTCTTGATCGTGCCGGGCTCCAGGCGGTCGACCTGCGTCCCCCGCGTGTCCGTCGTGCCCTCTGCGGCCGTCGGCTCCTGACCCAAACCCATCGGGCCATTCGCCGCCTTGTTCTCGATAAGCACCGCACAGATGCACGCCTCGACCTTGGCCCGGATCAACTGATACTCATCGTACATTTCCATGTGCCAGAGCTTCGTGATCACCGGGGCCAGCTTGCTCACGCCGTAGGTCTGCCGGACGCGGCTCTGATCCATGAACTGGTGGACCCGGTCGGCGTCGACGAACACGGGCGTTGCGCGGTAGCTTTCGAGTGGATGCTTGCGTGTGTAGAACCAATAGCCAAGGGGGGCGCCGAAGTCATTGATCTCGATGCCGCCGACGACGGTCGCGTTCTTGTTCCGCGGCGTCCGCTGGTCTGTGGCCAACTGCTCGGGCTCGCAGACCTGGAGCACCATGCCGATCTCGCCGGGGCCGCGATTCTCCATCGCGTGGATCAGCAGGGACTGGCCCACGGTTGCGAAGTCGCTGACCATGAGCCGCTGGATGCCGGTCATACCCTTGCGTCGTTCGATGTCGATCAGCCGGGGGTGGGTGGACCAATACGTCCAGAGGGCGTCGAGCTGGCGGTTGTAGACTTCGTATGGCGAGTTCGGGTCGCGGACGCGATCGGTCGGGTCGGCGTGGGGGTCGCGGGCGGCGGCCTTCGCGGTGATCCCCCGGCCGGTCAGGTGCCGCTTGTAGGCCCCGATGATCGACGCGGCGGCCCAGTTGTTATCCGCGGCCCTGCGGACGCGGCCGTTCATGATCTTGCTGTCGGGGATGAT